GAGGGAGGCCTGCATCGTGGCGACTTGCGCCGCCGCAGCATCCGAGATCGACTTGTTGCGGGCCTCGTAATCCTTTTTGATGTTCTCAAGGTTGACCTTGAGTTCGCCGCCCTTACCGATTTTGCCGACCAAATCAGTGTAGTGCGTTTCGAGCGCCGCGAGAGGATTCTCCTCGTCGATGTTCTCCAGGCCGAGCTTCTTCGCAAACTCGATGACCGCTGTCTTGGTCACCCGGCGCGAAGCGGACTCGCCGTTCGCTGCCGCGAGGTCCTTGCGGGTCTTTTCGAGTGAAGCGTTCGTGCCGGTGTAGGCATCGACGATGGGCTTGGCCTGTGGGGAGATCGTGAACTTCTTGTCGGCCCCCTCGGCATAGAGGAACCGGAATTGCTCCGGCACCGAATCCAAACTGTCAACGGTAGCGTTCTTGATGAAATCCCACATAGGCCTAGTCCCTCCTCTGGATGATTAGAATGACACTTACATGATTCCGCACCATCTGTCAACCTCGCGTCAGCTTCGGCGTGACTTCGGTGTATTCTGCATCGAGCGCTTCGTTGCCCGGCAAGAGCTTCTGCGCAGCGCGAACCGCCACAGATTCCCGCTCACAGTGCTCCAGACTTTTGGAGGTGGAGGGCAGCACGGCAATGCCGACACGCACGTTCACGTTCGTATCCTGGCGCACGCGCTCGCTGTACTTCTCCGGTTTGGCCGCTTTCAGAAGCAGCGCAAGGAGCGAGTCGCTGTAATTGATCTCCTCGTCGATCTTCTCACCCTTGAAGAACACATTCTTCTTCACACCCTGGGTCGCGCGGCGCACGGCCTCCGCTTCCAACATGTCGGCTGCGGCTTCCGCCGCTTCGATCACAGCAGCATCGAACGCCGCGTCGTTCTTACGTGCTTTATTGATGGCAGCGGTGTTCTTGTATCCGGCGGCGTTCGCAGCCAGCTTCAGGTTCGCGGTCTCGGCGAGCACGCGCAGGAAGATGTGCTTGCGCTTCTCGTCGAGAGTGCCCGCGAGGATAAGCGTGTCGAAGTGATCGGTGTTGATTACGGCAAGCGCGTCGGTCATGAGGTCTGCACATCTTCCAGAGCATGGGCTTGGAGCTTCGCCAATCCACCGGCCACGGCCAGGATCGCGAGCGGATCGCCGTTCGGCTCCTGATACGAAACGCGCACCTCCCGCTTAGGGCTCCCATCTGCTGGGCCATACTCGGCGATAGCAAGACAGAGAACACGGCCTTCCTTGGCGCGGCGCAGCGCCGCTTCCAGGAGTTCAACGATGCCTGTATCCGTCACGATGGGGATCACGTTACTCATTTCGCGTCGATGCTTTCCCACTGCACAGGCAGCGCGCAAGTGGAGTCACGTTTGCAGGCGGCGCGAACTGCGGCCTGCGGGTCCTTGCCACTGTCCATCGCCCCGTAGGCAAACTCCATTCCGTGGCCTACCGCGACAACATCATCGAGGATGGGCGTAACGATACCGGTCCACTCGCCGTCGCCATCGCGTTCGATATACCGCACGTCGATGATGAAGACCTCGCCTTTGGGGAATACCATGATCCCATGAAGCTCCGTCTTCGTTTCAGCGAGTTGTTCGCGAGAAGGCATCTTTCGCGCAGTAGCCTTGCCTAGCAAAACCATAAGCTCGCGGGCGTCGTCATCCCCGGCGGTGCCCAGCAACGCGCCGTTCTTGAGCCGGAAGATTTTCTGCCCGTGGGTGACATGGAGCCCGAGTTCGGAATTGTCAGAGAACCGGCTGTCAGCCGCCATCACGCGATGCTTGCTCGAATACGCCACGACTGTCATGTATGACCCCTGTTATACTGGTGCGTTCGCTGCTGCGGGCTTCGCTTTCTTACCCTTCGGGAGGACCTTTTGATCGCCCTCGTCAGTGGTGACCTCGCCGTCCTCCGCCAGCTTACCTTGGACCTGCAACTGCGCCGCGTAGTAGGTCGGCGGGTGCGGACCCTCTTTCGCCTCGGACTTGAGACGACCGATTTCGGCTTTAACGTCGATGGTGTCGTCGAGGATGTGATGGCGGATCGCTTCGGTGATCCACGTCTCAACCGAGATGTCGCCGCGCTTGCGGGCCTCGCCGAGAATCTGCATCGGGCTGGCCTTGTCTTCGGTCTCGGTGTATTCCTTGTTGACCTTGACGGTGCCGCCTTCGTCGATGCTGAGCCACTCCGCCGTGATCTCCAGCGCTTGGCGGACGGCGCTCTCGAACAGAGTCGCCATGGCCTTCAACGGCGAGATGGCTTCGTTCGTGTCCATGTTCCGCTCGAACGCGGTGCGTCCTGAAATCTGACGGCGCAAGAACTCCGCGCCATAAGCCGACATCCGGTCCTCAAGGCCCTCGATGTCTTCCTTACCGGCGGTGATCGCGCGGCCCGTGTGTTCGACGTAGTAGAAGCGCCCGTTCGGGTCGCGCATCGTGAGAAGTTGGCGCGGGCCGATAGGCATGGAGGACTTGCCGGATTCTACGGCGGTGCCGCTCGCGGCCAGCATGGGGAAGCGGGCGACCGTGAGGACGTTCATCTGGTCCGAAGTGGATTGCCAGTGACGAATGTTCAGATACGCGAGGTCTTCGAGAGGCGGCTTCGCCATCATCGGTCCACGCTTGTCGGTGTAGAATGTCACGATGGGGATTTCGTCGATGTCGTAGGTGCCAGATTCCACTTCTTCCCACTGTGGCTTGCGACCCTTCTTGCCCTCGTTCTTGTTTTCCCACAGCGCCCAGGTGCCCGGCGTGAGAACGCGGATGCGCGTGCGGTATGTCTCCACGAATCCGTCGAGCGTGACTTCACACTCCACGATACGAACGTGCGCGAGCTTCTCGATGCCGCCGCTCTTTTCCCAGTACATGAAGATCACATTCTCGGGCTTGAGGAGCGACCAGAATGGGCGACGATTCTCCTTGAGGTCGTCAGCCTTGGTCCGCGTCTTCTTCTCCTCGTCGGAGATCGAGGGCATGTCGATGAACACATGCGCAAAGCCCTTCGCCATAGATTCGCGGAACCACTGCGAACAGAACGTCGAAATGTCGGTGCCCTGCGCGTCAATGTTTTCGGCGATGTCGATGATCTGAGAAGGAATATCGTCGTTCAACGTGATGGGCTCGCGGAACACACGACCGACAAGGCTGTTCAACGTGAGTTCGGTGACGTTGTAGAGGGTGGTGTTCGCGAGGCGCGCGTCGTAGTCCTTGATGTCCTCGGCGGAGTGCTGCGGGAGGTATTCCGGGCACTGGCGCATCGTCGCCGTGCCACCGAGGAGGGCTTCCATCATCTCCCACTTCGGGATCATGTAATTGTAGGCGGAGCACGGCTCTGCGACCGCGTTCTTCCCGTCTTGCGCAGCGTCTTTTTTCGTCGAATATGCCATGTCCACTAGCCCTCGCGCCCAAAGCGGGCCACCCCCTTGAATCTGAACGCGGAGCCCCCGGAAGTCAACCGGCAGCTAGAAGTGGGACTGGCCCATGAAAGAATGGCTCCACATCACGCGGTATCGGGTCATGTCCCCAAGGTGATCCTCATACTTATCCGGGATTTCATCCTGGTTCGCCGGGTCGCGCGGTGTCGGCGGCACAAGTTCGATCCAATGGATACACCCTTCGCAAATGAAGATGCCGGGTTTCTCGCGCGAGCCATCCGGACCAGGACTCGATCCCTCCATGAACTCGCGGATCGTCTGCCAGCCACGAATGCGCGAGCCGGGCGACTTGTCCGCCTTCTCGAAACAGTCGATGCCGAGCTTGGATTCGAAATCGTCTACCGGGGCGCGCTGCGTGCCGCGATTGTCCTTCGACCAGATTTCCGTATCCGCCGGTCCGGCATTCACGCGATGTGAGACTCCCCAGTCCTTCTCGCGGTCGCGGATGCCTTCGCCGATAGCCGTGGCGAGCATTCGCACACCCGTGTCGTCCTCGCCGTCCTTGCATCCATACCACTCCTTGAACAGGATGAGATCGCCGCGCACATTTCCGATGTGGCGATAGCCGACGAGCTTCCCTTCGCCGTCCTTCATTGGAATGCGGATGGGCTCGCCGTTGCTCTCGCCCCACAGGCCGTAAGCGAAGGGCTTGCTCTGGCCATGGTCGTATGCGCGCGAGAACTTCCAGCCGCGCGGGGCCGCACTCGGCTTGATGTCCGGAATGATGTGGATTTCCTTTTTCCAGAGATCGTCGAACATGCCGCCGAATGTAACGTCCCAGTCTCCGTCCGCCCAAGCCTTCGCCTCGGCGGGGCTCGACGCGGCGGCGCGGATACGCGCAGGGTAGCCGGGATCACTATGCAGCAGCGGGAAGTTTTCGCGGAGGTCTGAGCGAATCGCGACACGCGGCTCCTCGCCGGGCACGCGAATGATGCGTCCGCTCATACGCGGAAGCCGGAAGCGCTTCTTCACCCAGTTATGGCCCACGCCGGACGGGTTCGTGTTTGCGCGGATGCGCGTCGGCACGCCCTGCGCCGTCGCGCGGCAGCACGAGAACATTTTACGGTACGCTTTGTCATTCTCCCACTGCGTCAATTCTTCGAAGCCGATCCACGGGTACTGATGGCCGTGGTACTCCTGGTATTCCTCCTCATTCGCCAAGTGGCGAAACAGCAGGCGCTCTCCGGTCGGCCAGACCGCCGCGTAGTCGGATTTCGAATGGAGGAAGCGGAATCCGGGGAACAGCTTGCCGTAAAGCATCTCGGCCTTGCGAACCATCTCGTCGAGGTCGCCCAACTGCTTGCGGAACAGGATTCCGCGCCAGTTATCGCCGTAGCCTTTGCCGACATCCTTCGCGAAGTCGAACAGAAGCATTTCCGACTTGCCGCCGCCGCGATTTCCTTCGTAGAGCGTCTCGAACACAGGCGAGGAGAGGAAAACCATCTGCGAGCCGGGAAGTGGAGCCCACGCCGGGGCTTCCACGATGGTCCGCATGTCGTCGTCTACAAGAAACGGGTGCCAAGTGCTCCCGCGCTCGGAATCGTCGGCCACGAGCCACCATACGAGGTTTCGTCCCTCGCTGAACCCACCGCAGAACTTCTTATCGAGGACTTCCCAGTCTTCGAGGTCCGGGATTTTCCCAGGCTCGTACATAGCAACCCCGAATCATTGACAATCAGTGTACGGACGATTACGCGGCGTTCTGTCTGCGCAGATGCTCGCAAAGCTCATGGAAGTGGCGACCAGCGTACTTGGCGCACTCCGAGGGCTCCGCCGCGAGGTTGCCGTAGAGCGCGCAAAGCTGCTCGGCCATGACGCCTGCCACGACGCCGCACTTCTGCTGCATCTCGCGCTCCGATCCGGCGACCTTGATGTGCGTGAACCGGAACAGGCCGGGCTTCGTCTTGCACCAGACCTTGACCTTGATGTAGCGCTGGCCGGTGACGGGATTGCGCTCGTACAGGATGTCCACCGGGCTCTCGCGAACGATACCGGCGTAGGTGACGGTGCTGTCGATCTGAGGCGCGATGTCTACAGAGCCGTGGACCTGAGTCGTCTCCTTCAGAATCGCCTTGAGGCTGCGGTGTGTTGCCATGTCACATCCCTTTGAATTTTTCCGGCAGCGCGAGCACCCACACGTTCTCGCCACGGAACCGGCGCGGCTGCGCGCGGTATCCGGCGCGGTCGAGCGCGTCGATGAACTCTTGCTGGGTTGCATGGTGCTCCAGGCCGGACGCAAGATGCGCCTTGGCCCACAAGTCATCCGGCGACGACCCTTGGATCAAACCGGGGCCGTTGGCCAGCCAGTTCGAGATGTAAAGGCCGAGCGGGCTCAAAACGGAATCTCCTTCTCGGGAACCAGGGGGCGAAAATGCTGCGGAAGGATGTCGCTCTCAGCGGGTTCCTCGTAGCGCTCGCTAGGCTTTTCCAAGTTCGGCGGATGTACAACGGCGGTCTCGCCGACAGCGCCCGGCTCGTCTGCCGGAGGCTCGATGTCGGGGTTCCAACGGCGCTTGGGCAACGGCGCACTGCGGCTCACGAGGTCTCGCATCGCGCGACCGATGTTACGCTCCTCGCGCGCCTTGCGGTTTTCCAGCACCACGTCCTTCTCATCTTCGGTGATGTCCGGGTCCACCACATAGCCGACGATCTTCTGAGTCTGCGCAAGGAGATCGTCGATTGTAGCCCACTCGTTGTTCAAGCGCCCGGCCACGATCTGGAAGGCGCTCATGCGAATTTCGTTCATGTCCATGCTTGTTCCTCCGACCCTCGCGCGGGAGATTGCCACGGGGATCGGAGGAAATCAAGGGAATGGCGAGGGAGGTAGGAGTCGAACCCACTACGCGCGGTGTTGGAAGCCGCCGCTCTACCGTTGAGCTACACCCCCGGATGTGCGTGCCGGTACCGCCCCGGCTTCAGCAGGTTTGCAAGCTGCCGCCTCACTTTCTGGCTCACGCACCTCATTGGTACTGCGGGGTGGAATCGAACCACGTCTTCTCCTGATTCACAGTCAGGCGTCTTGGCCATTAGACTACGCGCAGCATAGACAGTTCAAACTTGCGCATTCCTTCCTATGCGCAGGATTGGCCGGGAGCTTGGGACTCGGACCCAACTCGCACGCTTCAAAGGCGCGCTCACCGCCTTGGTACTCCCAGTGTGGCTGCCGGTCGGGGAGTCGAACCCGCGATCATCGCTTTCAGAGAGCGAGGTCCTGCCGTTAAACGAACCAGCGTTATGGCGGTCCCGGTGGGATTCGAACCCACGTCCGTTTCGATTCGTAGTCGAATGCTCATCCTCTGAGCTACGGGACTCTGTGGCTTCCCCGACAGGATTCGAACCTGCGTCCATTCGCCTTCGGAGGGCGATGCGCTTCCGCTGTGCTACGGGGAGGAATTGGCCCGAAAGGATGGAGTTGAACCACCGACGCGAGGCTTTTCAGACCTCCGCTCTACCGCTGAGCTACTTCCGGATTGAAACTGGTGAAAGGGGTTGGATTCGAACCAACGCGGGCGCTAGCCATCGCGTTTACAGCGCGACCGTTTCGTCCACTCACGCACCCTGACAAACAGGGTTAGCGATAGGACTGTCGCCAACAAAATCGTTGATGCTGTCGCTGCGAATTGAGCGAGTCGATGGCTGCGGCGGTAGGGATCGAACCTACGACCGTCGTGTTAACAGCACGCCGCACTACCTCTGTGCTACGCCGCATGATACCACTCCATCGAGATGACCCTTGCGGGTCGGGTTAAAGGTGGTCTGAGGGGGTTGAGCTTGCCCTAGACCATGCTCCCCAGCGACACGGCTGCCGGATGCCTTGATTTCGTCGTCCCTTCGGTTGACTACTTTTGCCCTAGCATTCGCGAACCATACACGAGCCTTCGCCGCGTGTCAAGTCCCTTGTTGGCACCCCCGGTAGGAATCGAACCCACTCCCATGCGAGTTAGAAGCTCGCTGCGCATCCAGCGCGCTACAGGGGTATGTTGGTACGAGCGGCAGGACTCGAACCTGCACTCCGAAGAAGCGGGGTTTGAGCCCGCCGCGTCTACCATTCCAGCCACGCTCGTGTGGAGAACCGGGCAGGATTCAAACCTGCGTTGGGCTTGCGCCTGCGGATTAAAAGTCCGCCGCCATCGTTCGCTCGGACCACCGGTTCATGAAAAACGATTACACCTCCTGAAAAACCGTTACGGATTGGAGAACCGGGCAGGATTCAAACCTGCGTTGGGCTTGCGCTCGGCGGATTAAGAGTCCGCTGCCATCGTTCACTCGGACCACCGGTTCAAGTCTATTCTGTCGGACCTCCACAAGTTTATTCTGCTGTACCCTTCACAAGAATTTGGGGCAGGGTACGGGATTCGAACCCGTGTCTAATTGCTTGAAAGGCAACCATCCTAGACCGCTAGACGAACCCTGCGTTGTCCCAAGAATGTATACATTCTTGTGACAGTGATGGAGCAACGGACGGGATTCGAACCCGTGGTCTCTTGCTTGAGAGGCAAGTGTCCTTGGCCGCTAGACGACCGTCGCGATTAGTCTGTATGCGATTCTGGTCCTCTCATGGCCAAAATCGCATACGAATTGGTGCGAGTGGGAGGACTCGAACCTCCAGCTTTCGGTTTCTGAGACCGCTGCGTCTACCGTTTCGCCACACACGCATGTTGGTGCCCCCGCAGGGAATCAAACCCCGGTATCCGCCTTACCAAAGCGGAGTCCTGTCACTGAACGACAGGGGCGTAACTGGTGCCGAGGGTGGGAATTGAACCCACTGCCGTCGCTTTACGAGGGCGCTGCTCTACCGTTGAGCTACACAAGGCATGTCTGGTGCCGATGGAAGTGCTTGAGTCTCCGACCGTCGCGTTACAAAGGCGCTGCTCTACATCTGAGCTACACCGGCATATTGGTGGGCACGGCAGGACTCGAACCTGCAACCGTGAGGACTGCCTTCTCAAGACAGCGCGTATGCCAATTCCGCCACGCACCCGTATTCGTTTGCCGCTCGTGCGGCGATTAGCTCTCACATTCTCCGCATCTCGTGCGGTGTTGGCGGACGGTGAAGGAGTCGAACCTTCCCAGCCTTTCGGCTGCCTCGGTTTAGCAAACCGGCCACTTGCCGCTCATGCAACCGTCCCTGTGTCACGGGTCCGAGGCCGTTTTTGGCCCGCCTCGGGTGCTTGTGATTCCTCGCACAGGCACATCGGTGCGAGACTCTCATGATTGGCTCGGAGCCTTGCGATAAGCCTCTCCGACGTAACTCCCGCAGGCCGATGCTGGCGGGAGACCGAACTGGCGGAGCGGTGAGGATTCGAACCCCTGCCCGTAAGGACCCCACCGGTTTTCGAGACCGGGTGCCGTCCATCTACAGCGGACCACTCCGTATTCGCTCCCGCCGACCCGTTGAACTTGTCGGCTGCCTATCGGCGGGTGATGGTTGGGGCTGCCGGAATCGAACCGACATCTCACGCTTATCGGGCGCGGGCACGAGCCATCTATACCAAGCCCCTGTGATGGTAGGCAGTGAGGGACTCGAACCCCCGTAAGCTGCGTGTAAAACAGCCGTATTCGCCGCTATACGAACCGCCCCTATTGGCGAGTGTGACGGGACTCGAACCCGCACATAACCAGTTAGACAGACTGGCGCACTGCCTTCGTGCTTCACACCCGTAACCCGAATCTCCTTTTGTCAGTACACGGAGCGTCTATTCCGTGTACGAATTGGTGGACCTCCAGGGAGTCGAACCCTGCGCGTCAAGTTTGCAAGACTCGACTCCTCCCCGGAGGGAAGCCC